TTACCAACTGAGGGGTTGGTACTTACATTATATGACGAACAACAAGATAATACTGCCCAACCCTAGGAACGTCCGTGCAGATACCGCACATAGGGGGAGGTGAGAAAGTGGAGTTTGGCTCTTTATTAAAGAAAATGCGAGTCGTTGCAGACATTAGTCAGGAAGAAATGGCGGAAAAATTACACATGTCCAGAAGCAATGTCTCGCGATTAGAGAATAACAGAATGGATTTAAAAGCAGTCGATTTAATCAAATGGTGTCGTGTTACCGACAATCCAGATGTCTTAATGGCTTTATATGCAGGCATTGACGTAACAGCAACATTAGTAGCTTCAGGAGCAACAACATTAATAACAGGATTTATTTCATTAATAGGAGGGATACTTTGACATTCGAAGAGCAATTTTTACCAAATGACGTAGCACTAGCGAAAGTTACATTTCACAACTTGATAGAAAGCTTGAAAATAATCGATCACTTTCTTAAAAAAGGCGACGAACTAAACGCAAAGCAAATGACAAATGTACTTATTGACTCACTTTCAGTTTTAAATAACTTGGCATCACGCAAAGGTGCATCAACGGAAATGCATTTACATCATTTATTAAATCAACCGCAAAGGTGGTATCCAAATTGAGCGAAAAAGCAATCGGAATTACATTCATTATTCTTTATATCGCAATGTTGGCATTCGTATTTTACGCATTAATAGAAACTGCTTAGGAGGAGGAAGAAAATGAGAGCTTATATCAAATTATGGGGCAGAGAGTATCTAATTTCATCGATTAGTTGGTATCAAAGTGTTGGCTATTTCCCCGAGGGTGCCTTGGCTGGTGTGACGTTCAAAGATGAACACGGTAAGACGGTTACAGTTCATAATCTTGGGCCAATTGATAAAGACAACGCTGAAACTGGTAGGGATTCAGGAGAAAGTCTTTCTACAAATTTAGAAAAAGTAGTTATATGGAAACAAAAATAGCCCACGTCGGCAAACGTGAGCTACTCATGACCAATTTCAAACCTAACTACATTATAACAAATTGAATAAGGGAAGGCTAGTCCTTCCTTTAATGAGCGAGAGTTGATACCTCCTATTTAACGCACATCTATACTCCTCCCGGCTCTCGCTCATTAAAGGGATGATTACCCTAATACATAGAAAGGAGGGATAAAGAGTGAATAACAAAGAAAGAGCGGATTTAGTCAAGTTGTTTTCAGGTCTCTCAAATAAGCTTAGACAAATAGCCGGAGACTGCACAGATGAAACAACGGAAGACGAACTAAATGAACTGATAGAAGTTATTGACGAAAGCGCTGCTCAATTAGTATTCAACAGAAATTAGAAAGGAGGATTCCATGCTAAAAACAGTCGAAAACAAAGTAATAGAAGTGCAATCAACCTTAGATGTTGCTATCAGGGAATTGCAAGACGTCCTAGACACAGAAGACATTGAAAACAAAGATCAATGGACAAGAAGCGCTATTAAGATGATTGAGCTAGCAAAAGAAGAATTAGAGGAGGATTAACATGCTTGAACATCCAGACATTACGCGAGCGCTTAGGACAGGCTACGCATACAGCGAAAGAAGAGAAATGAGTTTTGTAGATGGATTAGGAAATGACGTACATTCAGGTGATGAGATTCTGGTTTTAAATGATGAATTTTATTTAGTAGATGAACTCTTTCAGGAGACTATTGAGGTTTTAGAGCAGCAAGGAGCGACTTATAAAATTGCAAAATAAAAGCGCCTAGGCACAGGCGCAAAGGAATTTTCAAATTATCTCGTGCCCCTAGTATAGCACATTTCCAGGGGCGCGTGTAGGAGGAACAATAATGGCTTATGTATATCTAGGAAATTTAACAACAAAACAATTAACTGAAAGGCTAGGCATCGCTTTAACAATAGATGAAATTGAAAAACTAGAAGAAAAGCGTACTGATAACGCTCAAGAAATACCAGAAGGAAAATGGCATTGTTTTGACGCACCGTTTTCAATACAGGTAGGCGACTATGATACAGCTCAATTTTTAGCAGACATTCTTGGTCCTTATGGGAGCGAAATGAAAACAAGTATCCAAATCGGCATTAAACAATAGGAGGTTAACAATGGCTAAAAACACAACCGAAATGACACATCAAGAATGGTTGCAAGAACGAACCAAGGGCATTGGGGGCAGTGATGCCTCCATCATCCTTGGCCTAAACAAATGGAAAACACCGTTCGAATTGTGGTTAGAAAAAACAGGTCAATCCAACTTAGAGGATACAGCAGGGGAAGCAGCGTACTTCGGTAACAAGCTAGAGGATTTAGTTGCTGAGGAATTTGAAATTAGATCAGGGAAAAAGGTACGTCGTAATAACTTTATGCTACAGCATCCAGAATATGACTTCATTACAGCAAATATTGATCGGAAAGTTGTCGGAGAAGATGCTTTGCTTGAATGTAAAACAGCGAGCGCCTACTTAAAAGACGATTGGGAAAGCGAAGAGATTCCGGCACCTTATCTAGTACAGATTCAACACTACCTAGGCGTAACAGGCTATGAACATGCTTATGTTGCTGTGTTAATTGGAGGACAGCGCTTTATATGGAAAGACGTTGAACGTGATGAAGAACTAATCAAAATGATTTTTGATGCAGAAGTTCACTTTTGGAATCATCACGTATTAGGTAACAATCCCCCTGCATTAGATGGATCTAGCGCAGCAGAACAATACCTAAAAGAACGTTTTCAAGAAACGGACCCAGATAAGATTGTAGACCTGTCTTTCAGTTATAAAGAAAAAATTGACAACTATTTGGAACTAAAAGAAAACATCAAGCAATTACAAAAGCTTGCTAAAGAAACGGAAAACGAAATTAAGCACGAGTTGAAAGAAGCAGAAACAGGATTCGTGAAAGACTATCAAGTTGATTGGAAGCCTGTAAAGCAAAACCGCGTTGATAGCAAGCTTTTAAAGAGCAAGTACCCAGATGTATATAACTCGGTCTTAAAACAGTCAGAATACCGCAGATTTAATGTAAAGGAGATTGGATAATATGGCGACAAATGAAACACTGAAAAATCAAATTGCAGAGAAGAATAACACACAACCGCAAAAGGTGGACCCAAACAAGTTGGGCCTTAAATCTCTATTAAGTGCACCGACCATGAAAAAGAAGTTTGAAGAAGTGCTAGACGATAAAGCGCCGCAATTTATGTCATCGTTGCTCAACTTATACAACGGTGACCCGAACATTCAAAAAGCCGAACCAATGAGCATCGTTTCAAGTGCAATGGTTGCTGCATCTTTAGATTTACCGATCGATAAAAACCTAGGATACGCATGGATAGTACCTTATTGGGATAGCAAGAAAGGGCAACAGGCAGCGCAATTCCAGCTAGGTTACAAGGGATATATCCAACTAGCTTTGCGTACAGGACAATACCGAAACATCAACGCAATTGAAGTATATGAGGGCGAATTAAAAAGATGGAATCGACTTACAGAAGAGGCGGAACTTGATCATGATGCAATAGAGTCGGACAAGGTGATTGGTTATCTCGGATATTTCGAATTAATTAATGGATTTAGGAAGATGGTTTACTGGTCAAAAGATGACATTGAGCGACACAGAAACAGATTCAGCAAATCTGGCTTTGTGTGGAAAGAAAACTACGATGCAATGGCTCTTAAAACGGTAATCAGAAACATGCTTAATAAGTGGGGCATTCTTTCTATCGAAATGCAAAGAGCAGTACAGACCGATGAAAAGCAAGTGGATTACGACTTTGAAAATGATGACGTTATTGATATAGAAGTAGACGAGCCAGAGGAAGAAAATGTAGACCGCGAAGGATTAGATCAAGCTGTCGTCGACTTTGAGGAAAAAGAAAATGCTAAATAAATCAAACGTCCGCCTTCCTGAATGGATATGGGAGGCGGCAGAAAGCAAAGAACATCTAAAGAACCTGATAAGGGCGTATATAAACAAGCGTTATCCAGGTTATCGAGTGATTAAGGTTAAGGGCAGAATTGCGGTTTGTGAGATTAGTAGATAACCGAACCTATGGAGGGGTGGAAGGTGAAGGGTTATATAAAAGATTTCCGAAAAGAGTTGCAAAGTGATATTTGGATGATGCCGCCCCTCTATCATAGGGTTTGGCAGTATCTCAAATATAAGGTAAATCATAAGGCAAACAAGATCCCAATGACGGACGGTACATTTTTAGAGGTGGAACCTGGGCAGCATTTAACATCTATTAGAAATATATCAAATGATGTTGGTTGGTACGAAAGAGGGGTTTTTAAATCACCAAACCCCAAGACTATTTCTAGCATTTTGGAATGGCTAGAGAAACAAGAGATGATAAAAATTGACCGCGGTAAAGGTAACAGACAATACACACTTATAACGTTGTCAAATTGGGATTCTTACCAGTCGAAAGAAGATGAAAGTAACAGTAAAGAAACAGCAAGTAAACAGTCACTGGATATAAACAAGAATGATAAGAATGATAAGAATGAATTTAGTAGTAGTGGTAGTGAGGAAAATCCACTGGAAAACTCAGGATTTCAAGAAGTCTATCAATTCTATTACAAAAATTTACAAGTAGGGATAACTGAATCACCTCATAATACTAGTTTGCTTTCAGATTGGTATGACGAATTTGGAAAAGATGTATTGATCGCAGCAATGAAGGTGTCCGTTGAGAAAGGACAAAAGGGCGTTTCATACCTAGAAGGCATTTTGAAGAAATGGAGAGTCGCGGGAGTTAAAACGATAGAGGATGCTAGAAAGTACGAATTGGAATTTAGAAATAGATTTAATAAAGTGACTCCAATTAATCGCAAAAAAACAGCGGGAGAAATAGATTGGGAGGGGTTTGATATCAATGACTAAAGCAGACGTACTAGAACTATTTAAAATGATTAAGTCTATATATCCGACCTTCGAAGTTACACAAGAAAAAATAGATATATGGGCAAAGGTAATGAAAGATATGGATTTTGAGAGGGTCAAAGTAAGGTCTAACGAACACTTTGCAACTAATAAGTTCCCTCCAACCATAGCGGAAATATCGGCTTACGCTCCACCTAAAAACGAAACACTAGAAAAAGTAAAACAATGGGAGAAAGAAGCTGCCGAAGTGTCGGAGGAAACTAAACGGAAATTCAAGCAAAAACTAGAAGAACTAGAGCAGAAAATCAAGGAGAAGAGTGAATAATGCATAGACCAGAGGCGGAACAGTCGGTAATAGGCACGATTCTCCTTGAAGGAACGCTTTTCGAGACGTTAACGATTGAACCAGGACACTTTTACGAACCAAGACATCAACGGATATTTGAAGCAATGCGGGAGATAAACAGCCAAGGGAAGGCGATAGATGTTGTCACTGTTACCCACGAGCTAGGCGATGACATACAGAGCGTTGGCGGTGTGATGTACTTAACGCAACTTGTAGAGTCCATCCCAAGCACGATTAGTTTAAAACACTATGAATCTATTGTATTTGAATCCTACCGGGCACGCGAAACTAGGAAACTAGCGATGCAATATGCAGAAGATCCTAGCGATGAAGATTTGCACAAATTGATTAACAACTTAGAAAAGACAAGCGAGATCGGCATCCAAGAAGAAGAGGCAACAACAAAAGACACGTTACTAGAAATTGCTGCCGAATTGATGGAACCACCAGAACAAAACGAACGTGGATATAAAACAGGATTTGCAGACTTTGACGAAATGACGGGCGGAGTACAGCCGACAGATTTAGTCATCATTGCTGCACGTCCTTCCGTTGGTAAAACTGCATTTGCTCTAAATATTGGAGCCGGACACTGTAAAAATGACGGTACTACTCACATATTCAGCTTAGAAATGCCTAGAAAACAATTATTACACCGGATGATATCGGCAGAAGGAAGAATTGATGGGCAGAAATGGCGGTCCATGCGTTTTTCAGAAGAAGACTACAACCGGGCAATGATAGCTATTGGCATTGTTTCAGACTGGAATTTACACATACACGAGCAAGAAAGCACCATCAACCAAATTAAGGCGAAAATACGCAAAGAAGTGAGCGAGAAACCCGACGAAAGGCATCTTGTCATTATTGATTACCTGCAACTAATTACATCAACCGGGAGATATGAGCGCCGGGACCTGGAAGTTGGGGCAATGACAAGGGAATTAAAAATGCTTGCTAAGGAGTTAGATATACCGATTATCTTGCTTTCACAGCTTAATAGAGCGGTAGAGAGCAGGCAGGACAAGCGCCCGATGCAATCCGATTTACGGGAATCCGGGAACATCGAACAGGATGCGGATGTGATTGGATTCTTGTATCGCGATGACTATTACGACACGGAAACAACGAAGCAAAACATCATCGAGATTATTCTAAGCAAACAACGGAACGGACCAACAGGAACGGTAGAACTACAATTTCAAAAGGAATTCGGGAAATTCAACACGCTTGCCAAATGGTACGAAGGAGATGAACAAATTGGATAAATTAGATTGGCATTCACGAAAACTAGAACGGGATCATAAAGCGATTAAAGCAGCGGCAATAAAGTTACATCGACAAGGGATTTTAGACGAAAAGCTTTTAGACCATACGATTGAAAAGGCGTTTAATTTAGGCCATCAAGCAGGGTTTAATCACGGGAAGATGAAAGCCCGTTGCGATGTATCATGAATACCGTGACACACCTGCCACTATTGAAACAAACGAGAACTAGGGATTATGTGTTTATCCTAGAAGATCTAGAACTAGCTTTTCCGAGAGAACAGCTAGAAGAGATTACGGAACAATGGAACAGCGGAATGGAGTTAGAAGACATTGCAAAAGTACAGAAGCGACATGCACAAGAGGTTTTTCTTGCTCTATTCCATCAAGCGATAAAGGAAAAAGTGACTAGACCATTTGCGTTTAGAAAATAAAGGAGTGGTTGAAATGCACACTTGCACCCGATGCGGTAGAAAGCTAATCGACAAGAAAAGCATAGCGCGTGAATTTGGCCCGAAATGCTACAAGAAATGGTTGAAGGAGCAAGAAGAAATTGGGATTCCTGAGAATCAAATGGTGATTGATGAAGTGATAGAGGGGGATGCGGTGTGAGGGAGATTAAGTTTAGAGCGTGGATTAAGGATTATGCACTAATGGCAGACGTTAACTTTCTGAATATCGACTACAAAGAAATAGTTGTGATGATTGATGAAAATGATTATGAATTTAATTGTGGTGAATACGAACTTATGCAATACACCGGATTAAAAGACAAAAACGGCAAGGAAATTCATGAAGGCGATATCGTTAATGGCTATGTGGTTGAATACCAAGAAGAAAGAGGGGGATTCTTTCCATTTGCCAAGGATGATGGTTGTGGCTGTTGCTCAGGTGAAGTTATTTGGGAAGTTGATCTTGCCGAGGTGGAAGGCAACATCTACGAAAATCCCGAACTGTTAGAAGGTGAATCCAATGTGTAACACCTGCAACGGCACAGGCGGCATCCATACAGAACACAGCTGGGGCTTACAGATTCAACCTTGCCCCAGCACCAATTGCAACGTGAATGACAGACTGAGAGAAGAATCGATCGCTTACGTACAGCACATGTTAAAGGAATTAAGGGGGCGTGAGTCTGCATGATAACCACTTATCCAACATTACTGAAGAAAACAAGAGCACGAGACAACGTTATTATCCTAGACGATTTAGAGTTTGTATTTCCAAAGGAACAGCTGGAAGCAATCACTAACGCATTCAACGAAGGCTTGGAGGTTGAAGAAATCGCCAAGCTGCATAAAAGGCATCAAGATGAAGTGTTTCTGGCGCTTTTCCACCAAGCGAGAGAAGGCAAAGTCAAACGGAGGACTTACCGAAAATCAACATTGCTTGTACCTGGGAAAGTGCAGTTGGAGAGGGAGAGGCGGAAAAAGTGCAACTAGATTTATTCAGAGAAATCATAGTAGACAACTTTGCAGGCGGCGGTGGTGCATCTACTGGGATTGAAATGGCGACGGGTTTAAATGTCGATATTGCAATTAACCATGACCCAGATGCAATTGCAATGCATAAGGCTAACCATCCTGATACAGAGCACTACCTTGAATCGGTTTGGGATATTGACCCCGTGGAAGTCGTCAGAAACCGGAGAGTAGGGCTTGCATGGTTTTCTCCTGACTGTACACACTTTTCTAAAGCCAAGGGCGGTAAACCAGTCAAGAAAGAAGTGCGGGGACTTGCTTGGGTGGCATTAAGGTGGGCGGCAACTGTGCGCCCCAGAGTGATCATACTGGAAAACGTCGAAGAATTTAAGACATGGGGACCATTGAAGGACGGTAGACCGGACCCAAACCGAATAGGTTACACATTCAAATCGTTTAATAAGCAACTGAAAGACCAAGGTTATGAAATCGAATGGAAAGTGCTAAAAGCTTGTGATTATGGCGCACCAACTACAAGACAGCGATTGTTCATGATTGCAAGGAATGACGGAAAACAGATTGAATGGCCTGAACCTACACACGGCGCACCGGATGAAGTAAATGTGCAGCTGGGGTTAAAGAAGCCATACCGAACAGCCGGAGAAATCATTGATTGGTCCATTCCAGCGCCGAGTATTTTTACTCGTAAGAAGCCATTAGTTGAAAACACCATGATACGCATCAAGCGAGGAATACAGAAATTCATTATCGAGCAAGAACCTTACATTGTGAATGATAAAGCGCACTTTATTCAGCATTACTATACGCACCAAGGTGATGAGGTTAGGGGTAGTGGACTGGACGAACCACTGGCAACTATACCTACTGCAAACCGATTCGGATTAGTCAGTGCTTTCCTTACAAAATATTACGGTCAGGGTGTTGGACAGTCGCTAAACGAACCAATCCATACCATCCCTACAAAAGATAGATTCGGACTCGTAACGGTTGGAAGCAAGAATTACAGAATAACTGACATCGGAATGAGAATGTTGCAACCGCATGAATTATTTGCGGCCCAAGGATTTCCGGAAGAATACATCATTGATCGTGACTATGAAGGCAAGCGATACCCGAAAACTCAGCAAGTGGCAAGGGTAGGGAATTCAGTTCCACCACCATTTGCAGAAGCGCTTGTAAGAGCAAACCTGCCTGAATTATGTTCTGAAAAGTCCAAGTATAAAGAAGTGGTTTAAGGAGTGATTCCATGAAACTAGATCAAGCCAAAAGCCAACTCAGATACGCTCTAAGAAATCAGAAAACGATTAGTATTCCTAAGCTACAAGAAATCCTGCAATCGATGAATTTCAGCTTTGAGGACAACAAAAGTAAAGAAGTGAAGTATCTGCGGGGCGAAATTAAGAAGTTGAATCAATTAAAAGTGCTTAGAGTAAAGAAGGGTGTGCCTACGAAAATTAAGTATGACGGCAATGTTTATGCACTAGTGCATGGCGATTATGCAAATGGAAATAAACGGAGGGGTGGAGAATGAACGGTTATATTTGCCCAGATTGTGGAGAAGATATGCAACTTTGGCACATGGGTATTTATGAATGCAAGGATTGCGATGTAATGATAGACTCTGACATTTTCGAGGGGGAAGACAATGAGTGAACAGTTGAAAGAAGTACAAGATAACGTTGACAAGATGGAAAGTGTTTTAGAGGAAAATGAACGCTACAAACAAGCATTGGAAGAAGCCTTGATTACAGATGAATTCGAAGATCCCCAAGATTATATAGACCGAATAGTTACTAAGGCATCTGAAGCATTGGAGCAAGAAAAATGAATAGCGTCAAGGATGCTAAATTAGTTTATGAATTTGAAGAATGTAATTTAACTCCTGAAATGATTGTGGCAATTGATTCACTTATCAATCGGATTAGTGAACTAGAAAAAATACGTCAATTCTACGCAGACCCAACTATCTACGATTCCCGTCACGGCATGGCAATACTCAAAGACTGTGGAGATAAAGCGAGGGAGGGGTTGAAGAAATGAAAGAAACTCAAACAGCAGAACAAAACATCATTGATCAACTTCATGCGCTAGGTGAATATGACACGCACGGTAAATCAATCAAGAAGCTTTCTGAACAGTTAGCACTAGCTCAAATTAAAGCAGAAGCTCCAGAAAAGTCTTGGTTTTAAGCAAATACAAAGCCACAGGGAGCGTTTTGTGACAGATTAATAGATTTATACATACAGGGGGAAGGAACGCTCTCTTAATCGAGATGTGGAGGGGAAGAAGTGAGGCCACAACAGGGCGATTATGTTGAGATTGTTGCAAATAGTACATTGAAAGTTATTGATAGCGGTAAGTTAGTAAAATACACGCCGGAAATTATCGTTATAGATAGAAACCCATTTAGTAAATACCCGAAAATGCTAAGGCAATTTGATGCGCGAGTACATCATTTTCACGGATACATGCCACCAAGATTGTTAGTGTGGAAGGATGAAATTGAGAAAAGTGATTAAAGGAGGACTAACCCATGACTCCACGTTGGATGATCGAACGGAAAGCAACAAACTTTGAACGGGAAGATTTAATGGTCATTGAAATTTATGCTCCAGGTGAAAACAAGGAGCTGGTGAGAAAAGAGAATAAGCAGTGGACATACGAGAGGGAATTGTTGTTGGTTGAGAGTTGAAAGAAAGCGTGGACTACTAAGGGGGAGGGTTAAAATGGAATGCCCAAAATGTAAAACCGGTGAATTGGTGCTTTATAAAGAAACCGCAAAAGCACAGTTCTTTAAAATAACCAAGGAAAACAGGGTATACAAACATCCATTTAGTACAGACGAATTCGATACCGAAATTGACTATTTGGAATGCAATAATATGGAATGCAATCAATACTTTGACTATGAGTTAGACGATAAAGGAAGAATCGAAAAAGACTTATTGCGTTATCGCTAAGCAACAGTTCGAACAAAATACTAACTAGTAAAAGGAGACTAACCAATGACACCCGAAAACCTTTACGATAAATGGCACGAAAAATTAAAGAAGGCAAATGAAGAAGAGAGAGTTGCCAGACGGAAATACCACAAGACGAAGCTTCATGATGACGAAATGGACTTATATATCACAAGACGAGAAGCTTATGTAATTAAAGAATTTTTGGAAGATGTACGGAAATTGAATCCACATATGGGTAGCGAGTATTGAAAAGGAGACTAACAATGAATCTAAATGAATTAACAACAAAAATTGAAATGTGGGCAATCGAAAGAGGATTGGACGAGGCTGAACCGGAAAAGCAGATGTTGAAATTGATTGAAGAGGTTGGGGAAATCGCTCAAGGAATGGCAAAAGGTAATATTGCACAGGTAATTGATTCAGTCGGAGACGTTTATGTGGTTCTTGTAATTTTATCCATGCAGATGGATTTGAACATTAAAGGATGTATTGAAGTTGCTTATGACGAAATCAAGGACCGCAAAGGTGAAATGGTAAACGGTGTCTTCGTAAAGGAAGAGGATCTCCAGGAGGTAAACAAATGACAGCCGATCAACGCAAAGAATTTCTTAAATCGAAGCTCAAAAGAATGGGAGTCTATCTTTCAAGTGATAACAGAAATATAGACTATCTATCACTTTATGAACTGGAATGGCTGCATATCGAAGTATTGAACGAACAATAGGGGAGGGGCTTCCATGAAGGTCACAAGCCGGGTGAGGCATGAGGACAAGTATCGGTGCGTGCTGCAGTGTATTGAGAAGGAAAAGGAAGGGTTTGAGTGCAAGAGTCCAATTAAGTGGGTTTCGGGTTTTAGGACAGAATCGACAAGTAAAGGGAAGCCAAGGGCAGATGAATGTGGATATTACGAGGCGGTATATCAGAAAGAGGTGGTACGACATTGATTGAGTTTACGATACCCGGGCCAGCTGTTCCGCAAGGGAGACCGAGAGCAGGCAGGAACGGTCGAAAAATAGTCATGTATGATCCAAAGGAAAGCAAAGAGTACAAACGATATGTTTCTCTTATTGCAAGGCAACATGCTCCAAAAACGCTACTGGAAGGTCCGCTGAGCGTTCGAATGAAGATTTATAGAGAAATACCCAAGAGCACCACGAAAAAGGACAGAGCGCTTATATTTGAGGGAATAAAGCGCCCTATCACTAAACCCGATGGAACAAACTATGCAAAAGGGATTGAAGATGCTCTCAACGGGATTATTTATAAAGATGACAGCCAAATTGTAGATTTGCAAGTGCAAAAATATTACTCAGATAATCCGAGGGTTGAGGTTACTGTTCAGGAGATTGATATATATGGGGAGGTAGCTGAATGAGCGCAACTCTTAAAAGATGCCCATTTTGCAATGGAGAAGCAACTATTTTAGTCAGTGATGATGAAGGGAATGACCGAAACGAAGAATATGAAAGTGACCCGTGGTCAGGATTATCATTCAAGATTGGACACGCTCACGAAGATAATGAAGGTTGCCCGATTGCGAAGTATGAAGAAGATGGCGGCATGATGGGTGTCTACCTTTACGATAGTAGAGAAGAAGCTATTAGAGCATGGAATACACGTATCTAGCAATCTAGCAAAATAGACATAAAAATAGCCGGGGCGCATCTCCCCGGCAACCAATACCAATCCTAACCGATATTATTATACCATACTGAGGGGTTGGTAGCATGAATAGCAAACAATTAGAGAGTTGGGCAGATAGATTACTAGCCGAATATGAAGAGGGACGAAAAGACTTAGGAAGAATGAAAAACAATCTCAGCGATGATTACCTTCCTGATCAGCAAGATAAGTCTCAAATTAACAGTATGATTGACAGCACGACTTATTCCATTCAGTGGATGGAAACAGGGAGACAACCGGACAGTTATCGTGGTGTCGATAAAAGGGATAAATATCGAGCGAAATTCTATGACGATATGGATATTCTCCCGGATATTAACGAAGAATTGCGGAAAGAACGGAAACCGTTGTACATGACAGCGCAGCAAAGATACGAATTACTTAAGTTATTTGAAACATTTTCTGATAGGGAAAGACAGTGCTATATTATGTATGTTGCTGAGGGACTGAGTATGCAGAAAATAGCGGACAAACTAGGTTTAAGTAAGTGGACGGTTCGAACATATATAAACCGCGCTAAAGAGAAAGTGGAAGAAATTACTGCTGCATAATTTGTCGCACGAATGTCGCACGAAGTTTTGACGATTGAAAGGGTTTTTCTGGGATAGAGCACTATTCTAAGTAGAGCATGTTCTTTTAAGACCTTACGGTCTTTATAAATATATTAAATACGGAGGTGAAAACCTCCTCTACAGTCTAAGAGAGGCACTCACTTTTGTGGGTGTTTTTTGAATAAAAAAAACCACCAAATTATGGTGGTTAAAAAGGAAAAAATTAGTCGTTTTCTTGTTGGGGTTTGTTCCAATTTCTACCCCAACCAGAAGTTCCGCATGTTGTGCAAACATAATCGCCAGTTGATGTACCTAAATAATATTCTTTAACTACACGGGGATGGTCGCATGGTTTATTGCCCCATTCCTTCCTTAATTCTCTTGCTTCTTCAAGTTGCAAGAAACTTCACTCCTTTCTATTTAAGGGTTATTTCTATCATAACAAATTCGGAGGTGGACGGTGAATGTAGATGCCAAATTGGAATGAGATTAGAAATGAATGGGAAACGAGCAAGATTACATTAAAGGCTCTGGCTGAAAAACACGCTGTTAAATTAGGCACTCTAAAAAGCAGAAAGAGCCGTGAAAAATGGTCGAGGGATGCAACCAACCAGAAAAGGATGCAACCAAAAAGGGGTGCTCCAAAAGGCAATCAAAATGCAAAAGGAAACAGAGGAAACCCCAATCCTGAAAACCAATTTACAGAACGGAACACAAAAGCATTGAAACATGGGCTGTTCAGTAGATACATTCCACAGGAAACTCTTGAGATTATGGGAATGCTAGAAAAGAGTGATCCAGCTGATTTAATCTGGGACCAAATACAGATTCAGTATGCTGCTATTATTCGAGCGCAAGAAATCATGTTTGTTGAATCCAAGAATGAAATGATTAAGGAATTGAAGAAAGCGAAGTATGAATATCACGAGATGCCAGATGGTGAAGGTGGTATTAAGCTTGAGAAGAACTTAATCGAAGAGGAGTTCGAATTCCAATTCGCTTGGGATAGGCAAGCAACATTCTTAAACGCTCAATCCAGGGCGATAGCTGAATTACGCTCATCTATAAAACAGTTCCTTGAATTAGCTCATGATGAAGATGAACGCAAACTGAAACTCGAATTGATGCAAACTAACATCGATAAATCGAAAGCTGAAATTGAACGACTCAGCAAAGATACTGGAGAAGATGTTGAGGAAATCGTGATTGTCGATGAATGGGGCAATGAAAATGATTAAAGAAAGAAAAAGAGTCGTTTTTAATGTCCAAAAGAACATCAATCCACACTTTAGAGACGTATGGACCTCTAAGAAGCCATATAACCTACTCAAGGGCGGTCGTAACTCCTTCAAATCGTCTGTTATTGCTTTAAAACTTGTATTCATGATGGTTATGTACATTATAAGGGGAGAAAAAGCGAATGTAGTTGTTATTCGTAAGGTTGGTAATACAATTCGAGATTCCGTCTTTAATAAGATTCAGTGGGCCATTAAGTTGTTTGGAATGACCCATCGATTTAAACCGACCGTGTCTCCATTTAAAATAACGCATAAACGGACTGGATCTACATTCTATTTCTATGGTCAAGATGACTTCCAAAAGCTGAAATCAAACGATATTGAAGATATTATCGCCGTTTGGTATGAAGAAGCTGCAGAGTTTGCCAGTGAAGAGGAATTTGACCAATCAAACGTAACGTTTATGAGACAGAAACATGAGAATGCGCCATTTGTTCAGTTCTTCTGGTCCTATAACCCTCCGAGGAACCCATTTCATTGGATAAATGAATGGTCTGACCGAATGAAGGGTGAAGAAGACTATCTGGTGCATGAATCCAGCTATTTGGATGATGAATTAGGTTTTGTTACGGACCAGATGTTGAAAGATATTAACCGGAT